TGGTTCAACAACACCGGGTGCAGGAAGCTCAAATGGAGCTCATACTCATACTTCAGCAGCACATACGCATACAGGTGCAGCACATACTCACTCAGGTGCATCACATACTCACACAAGTGCAGCTCATACTCACACAGGAGGTTCTTTAGCTGCTGGAGCACATACACTTTCTACTGCTGAAATGCCTTCACATACTCACCAAGGTAATGGTTCATCACCTTTCGGTGGCTATAACCATGCGTTCTCAGCTTCTAGTCAAATACATTATAAACATGCAACTGATGCTACTGGTGGCGGTGGTTCTCACCAACACAGTTTATCTGGAACTTCAGCTTCAACAACACCGGGTGTAACTGGTTCAGCTTCAGGAACTACAGGTTCAACAACTCCGGGAGCAAGTGGCTCGACTACTCCGGGTGCAACAGGTTCAAGTGGAGCACACACACATACTGGAGCGGCTCACACACATACTGCGGCAGCTCACACGCATACTGCGGCAGCACACACACATACAATATCTGCTCCACAGTATATTGATGTTATAATTTGTAGTAAGGATGCATAGGAGATAATATGGCAACATTAACAATAGTTAAAGACGATGGTTTTGTAAGTAGAGACGGAGCAGGATATTTAGGAGTTGACTGTAGTAGTCTTGCTTCTAATATACACGCTGTACAGTTTAATGGTACAGACGGATGGGAAGAATATAATGATGGAACTGCCAATGTAGTTATTACTGACATTGATGCCTATACAGACGTTATTAATTCATACAACGCAGTAAAAGCAGAGGAAGTGGCAAAGGAGCAAGAAAATACCGATTCTGCTGCAGCAATGTTTGCAAGTTATCAAGGTAAGAGAATCTTAGCTTATGCTTCATTAGGTGACCAATTAGACCAACAATACCACGATGCTGTAGATGGTACTACTACTTGGAAAGATGCAGTAGCGGCAGTAAAGGCGGCACATCCGAAGACTTAAACGTATGGAGTAATAAATTAACTCAGGAGGGAGTTATGGTATGGCAAATAAATTTTTAGATAAAAGCACAACTGTTTATTGGACATACGTTGGTACACATCAAATAAGAGCAGAAGAGCCAAAGTCTGTCTTTCAAGCTTATTTTAAAGGAAAGAATTCAGAGGAGTATCAGTATATTAGATGCCCAGCTCTAAGAGAGACATTGAAAAATACATTTGGTTTGAAGTCTCTTTTTGATTATAGCATACAGTTTGTTGATGGTTCTATTACTAGTAATAACTATAGTCAGTCCTTCTTTGACAAGATGGTACTCCTTAGAGATTTTAATTCAAGACAAGCATCCTTCAAGCACTTTTATGTATTTATTGCTGAAGATGATAGTTTAATTATGGAATATAACCCTACAATACTGGAAAATAATTCTTTTAGTAAATCAGCTATGTTAATTCCGGGAACTATAGATGTTGGTAAATATGTAAGGAATCTAGATATGGCATTTCATTGTCGAGAAGATGAGATGAATATTGAAGAAGATGATATTTATGCTTACGTTAAATTTAGAACTGATAAGAAAGTAGAGTTTAAAAGATTCTTATGGAACGATAAGTATGAAGAGATTGTTGACCAAACAGCTTTTTTAATAAGTGAAAGAAAACATAACTTTAAACCTCTTGATTGGTTCTACAAGAAGCAAAGAGTAATCAACACAAAGAGACGAATTTTAGAGGTAGTGAAGAATCAGTTGCTAGATTAGGATAATTTTATGCCAAAAGGAAAGAAGGAATTAGAAGTAGAGTTTACCTGTCCACTTGGAAGTGAGTGCGAAGAGATACGAGATAATAAAATCTACAGATGTATGTGGTACACCATGATAGCTGGTGCTGACCCTAACACAGGGGAACTAATAAAGGATTGGACATGCGCTATCGCTTGGATGCCTACTCTACAAATTGAAATGGCTAATACTAATAGAGGACAGACTGCTGCACTTGAAAGTTTTAGAAATGAAACAGTAAAAGGGCAATCACAATTTAATAACCTTATTTCTAAGACTATAAATAAAAAACTTCCTAATGATAAATAACCGAAAAATTAATAACACAATAGCATTTGGCATAGTAGCATGTTTTTGGATTGTTTTTGTCTTCCCAGTAATGGCGGCTGATGAAAGCATAATAACTCAAAATACCACATCTACAGTAACCACAAATGGTACAAACGAAACTACAGTAAAGTCTCCTCCACCTTCAGCTATATCACCAAACGTAGGTGGTAACAATTCAGACCTTTGTACTATCTCATCTAGTGGTGCTATGGGTACACAGATATTCTCTCTGTCTCTTGGAGCGACTTATACTGAAGCAAACTGTTTGCTCTTAAAGAAGGCTGCTCGATTACACGACTTTGGAATGAAGGTTGCTGCTGTATCCCTACTCTGCCAAGATGATGCAGTTTGGAGGGCGATGATGGATGCCGGAACACCATGTCCGATAGATGGTCTCATAGGAAATGAAGCTAAACGTGCTTGGGAAGTTAGAACTAATGAAATTCCAAAGCCTGAAGAGGAAAATGAACTCACTACTGTGGAGAAGAGAGATAATGCAATTAAGATTATGGGTGCTGTGGCTTCTGCTTTTTTGTTCTTCTAGCACACTCGCCAACTACATATTCGGATACACACCAAATGCCGCTAGTAATGGGTTAAGTTGGGGAATGAACCAAAGCTACCTTGGTCAATATGGTATTGGTGGTATGGATATATCAGGTGTTATATACACGTATAACCCTATAAAACTGCTTGAAGATGACTTTGTTGTGACTGTAGAAAATGATAGGGTCGGTGGTGGCTTTGTCTTTCAGGACACAGAAGATTGGTCTCAAAAGTATGGTGGTAGGATTAAAAAAGTTATACCTCTTGCATATACACCAATAGCTGTATTTGGTGACGGACGAATAAGAACAAGTGGCATAGGCACTATTGAAGATGCTTCAGTCCAGTACATCTACAGGTTTGATGCTTGTTTTGACCCACAGAGTGACCCTAACTGTCCGGGTTATGTCAAACCTAAACCACCTAAACTTCCTGACATCCCTGATTACGATGCATTACAAGACGAATCAGTCAAAATAGCACAGCAAGAAACGGATAAAGACTTGCTAGAAGATGACGAGAAGAGTGAAGAGGATGAGGAAGAGGAGGAAGATGAAGAGGAGATGGAGTGGTTATTAGCCTCAACTGAGAATGCTATAGCTATGGCAAATGGAATCGCTCAAGCCTCTATCTTAAAATCAATGAATATTGCTACTAACATTACAAATTATTACATTGCAATCATACCTGACAGCTATTACCCTGAAACTGTTGCATTACAAGGTGGTGAAGTGGTGGATAATAGGAGAGCATTAAGGAGTTTAAGTCAAGATAATTTAATGAATCAAATGATAGAGGAGCAATACAAATGAAAAAATTATTAATAACACTCAGCTTGATACTTGGAGCAACTCCAATACTGGCTGAAAATATAGATGTTACTGGAACAGTACAGAGTAGGTGTACAGTAAACGTGGACACACCGGGAATGTATGGAAACCCAAATGCTTACACATTAACAACTGCTTCAGCTAGTTCAGGAGTTGACCCAATAGTGCGGTTTGATGTAACTCTTGCGGATGCTTACCATGCACAGGTGAGCTACCCTACAGCTTTTACCAGTAGTCCATCATTGCCTGACACAGTTAGCTGGGTTGGAACAGTTGCTGTAGCACAAATGAGCACTTCTGACCAATCTGGGTATCAGGCGGCGAGTACCACGTCAGGCTCAATGAGACAATATGCATTGGCGCACGCCGGAACTTTATGGGTTAAAGCCACATCAATTGCAACGTATGGTGGTGGTCAGGCTAAAGCATTTCCCGGTGGAGCGTATAAGGCTGTAGTCTTAGCTCAATGTATCGCTCAGTAGCATTATGTTTGTTGTTATGTAGTAGTGTACTTGGTCACGAGATGACTCCGACCTATCCTGAGTGGCAGGTTAGTTACTCAGGTGGAATTAAAAAGACTACTATGAGGCTATGGAACTCAAGGGAGGATGTGCAGTATTATGAAATAGGGGTATTTGATGATGAGTGGAAGCCTATTCCATTTGTAACATCTTATAAGATTATGAAGGTTGATTATTTAAGCCAAGTAAAGTTTGATGTTTATATAAGAGAAACAAACATAAAAGATGCTAGGTACATCTGTTCGTTATCTAAATTGAGGAGTGACAATGTGAGTAAAACTTTGTTAGCTACTAGGATATGTTCAAAATTTAAAGCCGCATGGGAACTTTAAGATTTTTGTTCTTAGCATTACTTTGCACACAGGCTATGGCTAATACCTCACTTAATTTAGCTTTACCTAGTGCAAGTGTTGGTTATGGTACAGATAGCATAAAAGCAGGAGACCTTCATTGCCAAAATTCAATTGGTGGAAGCACAAATTTTGAACTGGGTTTAACTGGCATAATTACTAACGCAGAGAGTTTTTTCGGAACAAACGACCCATTGAACCCACAAACTAAAGATTTTGGTATATATGCACGAATAATAATACCGCTCGATGCAGTATCTGAAAGAATTAATTGTAATACGCTCTATCAGCTTGAACTACAAAGACGTAGATTAGAGGTAGAAAAGCTACGTCAGGAAATAGAACTGTTAAAATCAATGCAGAACGGAGATGGATTTGACAACTGATTTAGAAGACATAGTAAAAAAAGGCGAAGGACTATCTGACAAAAAGGTAAAGGTCGGTGGTTTTAAATTTAGTGGTGCTAGTATCATGGGGTTGTTTGCATTAATCTCAACGCTACTCGGTTCATTGTACGGAGGGTTCTTACTCTATCAGAAGGTGGAGAGCCTTGCTAACTTAGACTTAGATGCTATCGCAGGAGCAATGGCAAAGACTTCCTCTGAGGTATTACGTATAGAAGAACACGCTAATACTATTAAGTTAGAGCTGAAGAAGGACATGACTGACCTCAGAAATTCACAATGGAACTTAGAGTCTAAGGTCGATGGTAAACTACAATCTGTAGATACTAAGCTAACAAATTACGATACTAAGCTGGACAGATTTGAGATAAAGGTGGAAGCTACTAAAGAGGCTTTGATGAAAAGAATACAACAATCATTAGACAATCCACTCAGTAACTGATATCATAGGAGATACATATGACTCAACAACAAAGGATGCAACTTCAATTAAATAAACAAGAAGAGCAGATTGAGGATTTATTTAAGTCAGTTCGTGAAATCAAAAATATGAACCTCAAGTTCATGTCTATGGGCAAAGGCTTACTTATTGGCTTTGGTTTAATGGTAGCAACGGATGTAGGTGTATTTAATGCACTTATAAAAATGTTATGATGGCATTATTCACAAACATAGCACCAATAGCTCTTGGCTTTGTGGCTAAACTGTTTGCTCTGAAACAACACGCAGCATCAGAGAATCAAAAGCTGATGATGGAACAGTTCGCAGCTAAAGATAAATCAATTAACGATGCTAGACAGATGGCTAAGAACGAGTCACCTATGGCTGCAATGAACAGAAGGGTGATAATCCTCGTAATTTTAGGACTGATTATCTTTACACAAATAGCACCACCACTATTGAACTTACCAACAGTCATACCTACTACTATAGAAGGATTTAACTTCTTTGGTATTCAATTTGCACCTGAAGTTGTTGAGTACGTTACTATCCAAGCAGGTTCAGTAGTAAAATTTGATGAGGTGTTTGCTTGGGCATCGATGATAATAGAGTTCTATTTTGGCGCACAATTGGCGAAGAAGGCTTAGGAGTAGGGTCTGTAGAGGCAAACTAAAATGAGGAGTAAAGAATGACCAAGAAGAAAGTATCGAAAAAAGTAACCCCTAAGAAGCCAACAGTTGCAGATGCTGTAGTTGTTGCACCTACACAGTTAGGGTTCTTTGAAAAGATATGGAAGTGGTTGAAGGACAGGGTTAAATGAACAAGTATTAAAAAGGGAGGCTAGTGCCTCCCCTGTTAAATTAAACAAACTCCTATTTGTTTAAGTATTTCCTAACGATTAACTCTGCACCTCTAACTTCGAGCCATGCATTCTCTGCACTATGTGGTCTCTTTTTAGGATACTTCCTGTAAGCCATGAGATGTCCAATAGCATGGTTAATGTTTTGCCAACCCTTATCACAGTTAACAACAAACACACCACTACGAATCCAAGTGCGTCTGTCTCCTGTTACTTGTTGGATTGGATATGGAAAGTCTTTCTCTAGGACTTCTTTCCAAATCTCTTTTATAAAACGTTTAGCTAACTTGATGTCAGCAGGGTTCTTGCCATAGCTCCTCCAACCAACTGAAGCATTGCCAGTTGAGTCTTTCCAAATCTTGTAGACTTGACCATAGACATCATAAGCTTCTTTACTAATTTTGCTCAATTAACTACTCCTATATAGTTCTATAACGATGTCATTATTTCAATGACAAGGTCATTATACTCTAGTTGATACGAAAAGTCAACCCTATTTAATTAAATAGTTTTAGAAATCGAAGACAGATTGGGTCTCAACGTACCCTGAAGAGTCATAATTTGTATTTTTCCCTTTTGGATATGGAAGTAATTTAAATTTAAGATTACGTTTCATTTTTCGTACATCTGATTTACTACCATTAAAAAATAAATACCTATGAGTAGAATCAATTTTGATTTTATCTACAACTTTAGCTTTAGTATCTAAACCACGTCTAATGTCAAATTCAGTACCATCCTCAAGAATGTATTTATGTTTAGGTGTACTCACTCCTGTGTACATCCAATTTGTAGCTTGATAAATGTATCCATGGTGACCATTATTTGGGTCAGCATAAGAAACTATACAGCTTGGTTTTGGTAAAATCTTTAATGATTGAGATACAAAAAATGATAAAGAATTTTTAGGTAACCCATCGTTAACAACTAATCTGTTTAATTCAAGGGTTAAACATTTGTAATTATTAAAAACACATTTACCTTCATTATAATTGTAATTGGGTGGATAACCAAAAGTACAAACTCCAACAAGCTCATCATCATAAAGTCCAAATGCATATGATATTGAAGGCATACGCTTGGCATAATGTTTGTTTAACAGCCACGTTTTCGTTTCATGGTTTTGTATAGGACGTACTATCATATATTATTCATAATTCTGACCCATAACTCTTTTTCGTACTCTTCTTCAGCTTTTTTTTGTTCAGCCAATTTCTTTTTTTTCCCTGAAGGCTTCTTACCTCCTTTGGCTGGATTGTGTGGTTGAAAAACTTTCTTTGGGTCAGAGTGTCTAGTTAATCTATTACGTGCAGCAGACTCTGTCACTCCAAGTTCATCTGCCAATTGTCGAGTTGTAATCTCTTGTCCATCATCCAACGTATAGATAAGAGTTCTTAATTTTCCCACATCTAA